TAGCCGGCAATGTCGTGTTTACTACTGTCCTTCCGTCCGATACATTAGACGTCAATACGGGTATATGATTCTCTATGACAATATCCGTTTGCCTGAAAAAATCTATTAATTTTTTAGTCAATAACCCTATCATATGCCCTATTTTTCGCTAAAATATGAAGTTTTTTATTATCAATCAATTATTTATTGAAATTTTTGTTCCAAACCGTCAAAATCGCCTTATGTGCGAGCCTATACGTCCTCGTTCCTACCCCCATGAATTGGCGGGCTGGTATTTGAGGGGGGTTCCTGTATATTTTATAGGCAGGCTGAACCCATTTTTTAGGAGACTTTCCTCCTTCATTCTGCAATTGTGCGTACGGAACGCTGGTTTTTAACCCTGCCGTATACGGGACATTGGTTATTTTCTTGATAGAATTGTATAATCTCCCTGTCCTCCTTAGTTTGGGATAAGGCAACTTTATACCGATAGGCGTATTGTGAACGTCATACATACGCTCTTTCCATTTCTCAAATTTCCCGTTGCCTAAATATGCCTCTTTCTGGAAATTCTGCTTCGTTTCCTTGAGCATGCTTTCCGATATGGCCTTGGGCATTTCGCTCCTTATACAATTCCTAAGACTCTTGAGCTTGTTTATCATATCCTGCATCGTATCCGCCATCTTTCTTGCTTTTAGGGGTAAAAATGCTCTTTATCTTGTCTACTGTGTTGGTAATCCATGACTTGTTGGTGACTTTTTTGTCGATATCCCCTTCATCCAACCCCACTTTTTGCAGGAATTGTTCGGAAATCCGCAACCCTTGCTTGCTCAAAGTATCCGTAATCTGGATAAAATGCTTGACAGAGATACTCTTGTCGGGAATAATCACTACCTGATAATCCGTCAAATCCTTGTTCTTTATCAATCTCGCCAATTTCGGCATGGTCTGGGTATTCGTCACCCTTAAAATGTCCTTGTTGTCTTCGTCAAGGATATTCTTGTACAATTGCATGTGAATTTCCGCCAACTGCTCGGAATTCGTGTTCTTTTCGGTGTTCCCGATTAACGTACTTCCGGTGATAAGCTGCATAAGCTCGCTTTCCCACTTGTCTACCAACTCCTTGTGAGCCCTGAAAGCTTCGCTCGGAGCTTCAGTATTGACGGAATTTATCTCTACTTGGTATTTCCTCTCCTTATTCGTGGACAATTCGTTTACCTCAAAGGGCACTACCGGTGTGGCGGTAGGGTCATTTATCAATCTGGCGTATTCCGCTGCTATCTGCTGGGCTTCTTCGTTCTGCGCCTGATACCCTATCGTATAGCGAGGATAGGAATAACGCCCCGTCAGAATGCCCCAATTGCGATAAGAATTCACTATCTCGATTATAGCCCGTGTAACCTCCTGCATCAGACCTAATTTATAGTCTTCTTCAGGGGAAGCCTCGAAATAAAACATGTTGTCGTAATCGTCAAATTTAGCCACACTCTGGATATCAAAGGTCATATAACGTATCGCCCTGTTGAACATGTCTATATTCCGCATAGGAAAATCCGTTACAATGTCCTTCTCTATGTCTATCTGCTTGCCTGCTACCCCGCGAATCTTCGCGTTCAACGGAGCACGGCAAACAAGCTGCTTGAAAATGTTGGTCTGCGTAAAATATTTGGAAAATTTGTCGTCTATCCTGCTCATTTCCCCGTATTTCGCCAAAGCATAGAAGTTCTTTTGGGCAGGAACATATCTCTTGTCCAATAAGGACACCAAAAAAGGACTCGACTGTATAGCCCACGACTGCAAAACGCCATAGTAGTACAAATCACTGTAATTTATAGCCCTGTCTATCGCATCCCTCCAGTATTTCGCTGTATACGGAGTGTCATAATAGTTAATAAGATATTTTGACTTAACTACTCCAGTCCCTACAGACTTGGGAATGTAATAAGGGTCTATTTGGGGTGTATTCCAGATTGTCATATTAGCCTATATAATCATTTATGTTCGTTACTATTTTACCTATCGCGTTAGGCTCAGGCTTGTTAACCGCCCCAGTCATTCGGGATGTCCCAGACTTCATCCTGTGTATAGTAGACATCACACTGTTGTACTGGTTCGTGAAAACAGTACTCCACGCAAATGTAGAACCCATAAAGGCTGATGCCGTCAATACCCTTACCATAAAGAACAAATCAGGATGGACATCCTTCATTACCGGCAACATCTCCTCCAAATCGTATATATTCCCTATCTCGCCAGCCAAATAGCCTATAGCGGATACATAGGCGTCTTCCAATGCCGTCGGATTCATGCCTATTATCTCATCACATGTGTTAGGCTGTATCCATTGATATAAATCTTTTATCTCTATCATATTATAAGGACTTTAATTTCCCTCCTATCGCTATAAACATCTTCGTCTTCTTCTGGGCTGGATTGACTATCTTAAGATTCCTCCCCATTAACGAAACTCCTTTGGCTACCGCGTCCGGTATGTCGTCTTTCTTCAACGGACTCTCTTTCCTCGAAAACTCCAAAAACTGCTGCACCGTAATCTCACCCATAGGAGTGTTCTTCATCTTGTCGTTGAACATTATCCCCCCATTCTTGAACAACGGGTCTAAAGTGGACTCAATGTTGTAAAACTTGTTACCGTGATTGCGCGTGTCCCACTCTATCGGGCATATCCACCCCTTTTGCGCCTGAAAGTTAAGCAATGTTTTGTTGAAATCCAACGGAACTTGCTTTTTTTCAATGTATAAACGTGGCGTTATCGGACATTTTACGTATAAGCTATATATGCCTTCCAACATCTCGTATGTGCTCCCCTGTACTGCATATACGTCCACCAACCATATCTTGTCTTTCGTCAATCCCAACAATACGCATGCCTTGTAATCGTTCTTTACACTCTCCTTTGCCGACGGGTCTACGTAGATTATATACCGTACAAACGATTCTTCTTCCGGCATTGTCCCCCATGGTATATGGTGGAATATCTCTCCCTCCATCTCATCGTAATACTCCCCGTCCAAAAACCTACGCTTGTCTATCTTCGACAAACTCTTCATCGTCAACATATAACTCGAAGATACATTCTCCTTGTTGTCCTCTACACTGAAATGCTTCTTGTACAACATCGCCTGTATACTCGGGTCTAACTTCATCCCTGTATCGTAATCCTCCTGCAAAAAAAACCTCTTGTAACTCCAATGATTCTTACTGCACGGATTCAACGCATACAACATCTTGTTCTTTACCGGCAACTTCTGCGCTAACCGTGTTAATAACTTGCTTACAGGCTGCCAACTTATCTCACTTATCTCATCCAAAAATATATGCCCCCATTCCGTACTTAATATCGAATCATATTTCGACTCACTGTCCGAACTCCCCCGCAAACTCCCGAACTTTATGTAGGAACCATTGTAAAATACCAAACTGTCGTCCTTGTTTACATACCGAGCAAACCTCTCCCCCCCTATCAGAACCTTCTTGTAATCACTGTACCCCCAACGCCTCGAAATAGAATTCAATACCGCCGGTACTGTCTGCATCAACATTCCATTGTTCAACGACGTAAACGTATTCCGTATTATCAAACAATTCGCTCCGTATCTTATACACTGAGTCACAAACCACGCAAATATCAAAAATGTCTTCCCAGCCCTGCTCGAACCGTAAAACAAATACTCTACATATCTGTCCTCATTCAACAAATTGTATAACTCTATCTGCTTATCGTTTAACCGCTCCGGCAATAGTATCATAGTCTATCTTTTCTATTATCTCTATATTCCCCGTATCTCCACTCATTACCGATTCTGGTTCTTCTCCCCTCTGCTCCTTGATTATCGTCTTCTCTGTCCGGTTGATACTGTCACTCGCTGCCTTGAACACATTCACGTACTTCATGATGACATCTAACTTTCCCTTTAACTTGCTTATCGTTGCCGGACTATCAGCTACTTCTATGTCCCCTAATATCTCCTCCAACTTCTCCCTAACCCCTATCATGTCCAAAAACGCTACAGTCTTCCCAAATGTCGCCCTGAACTCTTCCCGTACCTTGTCGTCTACTTCGTACTTCTTTAACTCGCCACGCTCCTCCATCCCCTGCCTGCGTAGCGCACGCTCTTCTTTCCCCTTGATTATGTCTATCGCTGTACCCATACAACAAAGGTAATACTTTTAGTCGAATTTCCAAATTTATTAATAAAGCCCGACCCCCTACCCCTGTTTACCCCTGACTCAAAAACAAAACAAAGGAAGTAATAACCTCGCTCGGGGCTGTGCCCCTCGCTTCGGAGCTAACCAATGCGACCCCTTATGTGATTCCGATTCCCAAAGAGATTCCCCGCTTCCTTTCTGCATTATCTTTTTTGCTTCATCCTCGTTTTGCTTTCTCTCGTCTGGCTTCCGGCTCCGTTATCCCTTCTCCTTCATCAGTCGCCCCGCTCTCCTCTCTGTTTCATGTGAAACAATTCCGTTAACATTTCCGTATTGTTTTAACTTAATTCCAAATGAGATATTAACATTTTCACCTCTGTAACGTGTTGTTATTCACCGCATTAGCAAACAGAACTGCGCGCGCACACACACGCACGTTATGAATGTATATCCTTTATGTATATATATACAATTCATATATAGTAATAATATATATAATATATAGTCTCTGCATGTAGTTATTTCCTTTCTTTTTTTTCTAAAGAAAACCCCAAGATAAGTTAACAGGAAGAGGATAATATATAATCCAAATAGTCGGGTTTTCATGTGAGGGTACTAAGGAAATCCAAGGAGTAAAAAGTCGACTCACTATAATGACAGCTCAATATGTAAACATAGTGTTCGATATGTTAATATATAGTTAAAACATATGAGATATAATACATTTTTCTGAGAAAAATGTTGTGTAATTTCGAGAAGTTTTATATATTTGTAATACAGAAAAGGAAATAAAAGAAACGAAATATTAAACACAAACACTACACAACAATGTTACACTTACAGTACATAAAAAACGGGGTAAGGATATACACAAGTATTTTCGAGGAAGATTTGGACTCCTATATGAAAAAAGAGAAGCTAACGTCAAAAGACATTGACGGTAATAACTACCTTTTCTATGAGATTATCAACACATACATGAAGTCCAGCGAAAAGTATTTCGAAATGGATAACCATTTATTCCAAATAATAGGAGTAGAGGACAATTACTCAGGAGAATATTTGTATAAAATACACGATTTGACAACAAATTTAAGATTTATATACAAGTTTCAAGAACTTGCATATAGCGCAGTAAGGAAAGTAACCATTAAATAACCAACTACTATGAAAGCAACCAGCTTATTTAATTATCGTAAATCAGACTTCGAGACAGTAGAAATATTTTTCAAACAATAAAAAAAAATACAGCTATGAAGACAATAAAAGGCACTTATAGAGACAATAATTACTTTGAGTATGAAGTAAACGGTAAAAAGTATTGGGTACAAGGTGAATTGTATTGGAATAAGAAAAGAAATAGACTTGAGCACACACACATAGGACCAAGGGGCGGAGAATATTTAATTTATTGGAACTTCTAAATAAAAGTAAAAATAATTATCATTTGAAAATAAATTAGTGAAAAATGAAAGAGATAAAAGGTACATATAGGAGCGAAGAATGTTTTGAGTATAAAGTACACGGCAAAACATATTGGATAACACCGGATAATAGCGGTATTTACTGGAATGGTAAGAAATGTCGGTTAGAATACATCCACGAAGGGACAAAAGGAGGTATATATAATATACTGGAATGTTTAAATACTATAATAAATAAAAGAATATGGAAGCACTAAATAATATATTAAATACTATTATATCAAAAGGCGAGATAACCTATAGACAAATAAATTATTTGATTAGGGAAAGTGAAACATTAAAAATAGACGTTTCAAAAGAGTTATGTAACTATGATATAAAATTAAAACGGGAAGACGCGGAAAAGGAATTGAAATGGTTAAAAAGGATAGATAATTGGCGCTTATGTGAATGGAGAGAAAAAAACGCAATTTCTAAAGCGACAAATAAAGATATCATATTTAAAGGGCTACACGAATTCGGGGTAAGTATGTACGAACCATATTATTACATAAATGGAATAATGTACATCCATGGTGATAAAATAAGTATTGTTGGATAAAAAAGGATAATTATGTTACAGAAAATAAGATTAAAAGAACTAAACGATTTACACGGGTCGTTTAGATATAAGGACGAAATATATAAAATAATCAGTACTTTAAATGATGTTGATTTAATTAAAGGTACTGTTAACAGAGGCATAGCTTGCAAAAATAAAGCTACCGGCAAATACAAAATAATAGATGTCGGGAAGAATGAAGATAAATTTGTTTTTGTAAAAACAAGCATAATACAAAAGAACGAAGAAGATTCAGACTATTATGCCGACTTGACAGACATTAGATTAACGCACATTAGCCCTAAAAAGGTAGAATGTATGAAGGGGCACAAAATTAGGTTGGATAAAGATTTTGAAAAAGAGTTGCTTAAATTCGCTTTCTGTGAATATGAGTTAAACATAGGTACTTATCATCCGTTTTTATTATCAAAAAAATGCTATTTAAACGATTTTTACGAAAAAGATGGACATACCTATACATGTTTCATAGCAAAGGACAGTCACGGGAACTCATATCCTTTTGAAATTAAGGACTATTTATCTTCTGGTCAGGAGGTTATTTTTAAATTCGATATAATATGAAAAAAAAAGATATTCTCAAAGATGCAAAGGAAATATTAGAAATGTTGCCAAATGCTTCAGAAAATGATATGTATTCTTTCATTTTTGAAATAAATAATACTATTAAAAGAGTGACAAATAATATGTATATATATCCATACTTAACATTACTAATAAAAAAGGAGGACAAAATAATTAAATACGTTTCTGCTAATTCAGGGGAAAGAGACTACGATAAAAGAGTAGATGAGATGAAAAACGAAATAATAGGGCATAAAACACTAAATAAGACAATAAAATGATAGGACTAATAAACGTAGAATTATTTTATAAACAAATAGCTTCTTATTTTATTTTTAATTACTTCAATTTTGAAGTAGGTGAAGACGAAAATGTTATTTTGAAAGATGAGATAATTATTTTAGACAAAATATGTGATTTCTATGCGGAAATACAAATAGAGAATAACAAGGCTATCGACATTAACTGCTGGCTAAAAACGTGGGAATTTACGGTAAAATATATGGGTGATAATGAAGAGGCTAAAAAAATAGCGTTGAAAATGATAAATGATTTTTTATCAGAAAAAGACAATTACAATATTTATTCAAAAGGATATTATTATGACAACTAAAAAAGACAAATTAAACGTTATTTGCGGGCTCATATTATTTCTGTTAATTCTGATTGGCGGAATGCTGGATACGCAAATACTGGAAGAACAAAAAACAAAAGAAATTACTAATTACCCCGACACTGTAGAGGTATTTTTAAATGATAGTATAGTTGTATTTAATTAAATAACCATGGACATAAATAAACAAATAAAAAACAACGTAGCGACTGTACAGACAGTGAACTACTACAAAGACATAAAGAAATTAGCCCTTAATTCAAGCAATTTAGAGCGCTTTTGCCAAATTTTAGGAGAATCAAAGGGGCGGGCGTTCGTAGAAAACATTTTGCAAGCTTCGTACAATTCTAAGTTGAAATTCTGCAACCCGAACAGCGTAATTTTATGCGGATTAGCTATTGCAACGACTGGTTTGTCATTAGTTCCCGCTCTTGGGCAATCCTGCATTGTCCCTTACAAGGACAACGCACAAGCGCAAATAATGTATAGAGGATTCATTGAATTAGCTAATAGGACGCAAAAATTAGAGCGTATAAACGTCTCAGAGGTTCGCGAGGGTGACATTGAAGGTATAGACCCGTTCAAAGGGGAAATAATATTGAAAACGTATGACTATAACGGCTATATAGAGAGAAAAAAGCGGGCTTATATTGGTAATGTCGCTTACATAAAATACCTTTCAGGCGGTGAATATTTTAAATATATGACAGTCGAGGAGATAAAGGCACACGCGCAAAAATACTCGCAATCTTATAGAAATAAAACGGGGTTATGGGTCACAGATTTTGAGATGATGGCCAATAAAACGGTAGCAAAAAGCCTTTTAAATTTATACGGGCCTAAAACGGAGAGCATGGAAAACGCAATAAAATATGATTTTTCGACACCAATGAACGAAAATTTAACAGATTTAGAATATTTAGACGGGACAAATGAGTAAAGGAAAAGGGTTAAATTTTTCGATGAAATGGACGAATTCAAGGTTTTTCCCTCCTTCACATGAAAGGATAAGAATTATTTTAGAAAGTGGAGATGTTAAAATAGGGGTGTTCCATCCGGAAAGCATACCATTTGTTTTCGGAGTAGACGGGAATGTATATTATTATTACACTGTAAAATTTTGGCAATATGATAGATAGGAAAGTGTTTAGAAATTACGAAGATTGGTACAATTACCGGAAAAGCAATTATTTTATTGGAGGACATGATATAGCGGTAATAACTGGTCATGATGAATACAAAACGCCTTTAGACTGGTATAATGACTACCAAAGGGGGCAAGCAATGGAAAATGAAATTAATTATAATACCCAAAGGGGGCAAGCAATGGAAAACGCTATAGCCGCTCTTTTTGAAACAGAGTCTACAGAGAGGGTGATAAAAGAAAGCGCGAAATACTTCGTTTTAAGCAACGATAATTACCCGCCCTATATAATTGCTTCACCCGATAGGGAATTGTTTAAATTTCGAAGGAAAAACCGCATTGTCGTTGAAATAAAGGACACATTACGTACTGTAGATTTAAACGACCCCGAAACTTTTCCTAATTCATGGTATATGCAATTAGTTTGGAACATGGGGGTAGGAGAATATGACGCGGGAATATTAGTAGTATATGATGGACAAAAGCAACTGAAATGGAGAATGTTTGATTTTGACAAAGATTTATTTGAGTATCTTTTAAATGGGGCTAAAGAATTCACAGAAAATCACATACTTAAAGGGGTTCCGCCGGCTCCAATTAACAAAGAGGATATTTTTAATATTACAAATACCTCTGGAACAATATCTTTGAACATTTCTCCTGAATACATGGAATTAGTCAATAGCTATAACGAGATAAAAAATAAAATAAAAATACTGGAGAAGGAGAAAGAAGATTTAGAAAACAAAATAGCGTTACTTTTCAACAATTGCAACGAATTAGTATGCGAAGGCGTAAGAGTGGCTACAATTAAGGACTATACACGCAACACAATAGACACTGAGAAGCTAAAAACTGAATTTCCGTTGATATATGAATCAGTAAAAAAAGAATCAAAAGGGAAAACACTTAAAATTTTAAAATTATGATACTAACAAAAATAATTATTTATTTAGTCGTTTTAATATTATTATATTTCGCTGTTCTATTTTTAGGTATATATATAGTCCCATATATAGGCGTAGAGTTTTGCAAGAAATTTTATAGGTTATTTCCGGCAACATCAATATTAATATTTGGATTTTCTATGGCAAACAATGAAAACAACATACGGAAATTAGAAAAATTAAAAAAGATAGATAAAGAGGTAACTAAATATGATTTGGCAAGAAAAAGGCTTAAAAGAATAAAGAAATTAAAAAAATAATCGTATATTTGTAGTGTTGACTGCTACCAACAAAGAAGATATTCACGGTATATTACCGTAAAGAGGTTTGTTTTAGGGTAGCAGCTAAAATGAACCTCTTTTTTTATATTATCTACATCATGGAACCTAAAAAAACATTTGTTTTTTATTTGTCGTGGAGAAGTGCAATAAATTTGCTAAATGATTCACAAAAAGCAGAGCTATTAAATGCGATTTTTGATTATGTCTCTGGAGAACCCGTTTTTATAAACGACGGAGGTGTAAATATTTGCTTTGAGTTCATAAAGTCAGACATAGAGCGAGATTTAGAAAAATGGGAAAACATAAAAGAGAAAAGGCGCGAAGCAGGGAAAAAAGGGGGAATGTATTCAAAAAAAAATAACCCAGTGGTTTTTTCAGAAACCCAAAATAACCCACTGGGTTTTAAATTAATTAATCAAACTAAGCAAAAGGAAGCAAAAGAAGCAAATGCTTGTTTTGCTAAGCAAAAGGAAGCAAAAGAAGCTGTTAATGTAAATGTAGATGTAAATGTAGATAATAATATTATTCTTACAGATAATTCTACAGATAATAAACAGAATAACATTATAGAGAAAAAAGAGATAAAAAATATATCTAAATATAATTCTACATCTAATAACGATATATTTCTTATCTCTAAAAAAGAAGAAGAAAAAGACTGGAGAAAAGATTTTAATGTTTATTTGTCAGAATTACATGAGGAAGTAGACAAAATACTATGTGATGCAGAATGGATGGAAAAACAAAAAGAATTCAACCCCCCTGAATTGAACATAATAAAAACAATTGAATGTGCTATCGAAAACTTTTGGGGTACTACTGAAGGTTGGGAAAACAAAAAGAAATCGAAAACAAAAAAAATAAACTGGAAAACAACATTGGCAAAAGCTCTTAAAATTCAAACGAACCGCGTTTTTTATCCGAAAAATTTAGCAGGGGGGGCGCGCGGATTTGCAAAAAAGGAGACAATGGAAGAACAAACGCAAAGAGTCGCGTTTAAGATTATGCAGGATATACAAGAGGGGAAAGATGATTCTTTATTCGGAATGATGTATAACAAAAAAGACAATAAATAATTGCGATATGGACATACAGCAAATAAAAGAAGCTCAAAATTACCCGAAAATAAGCGAATTAAATAAAAACGAACTGTTTTTGTTTTCTATGGACATAGTAAAAAAGGCTTTTTTAAGGGTAAATCAAGAAACGACGGACGAATTAATAGAGGTCACAACAAAAGATGTCGCAACATTTTTAGAGGCGGAATGCAAAGCGCTAACCATAAAGGAGTGCGACATAGCGATAATTTATGGTTTATCTGGCGAATTTGGGGTTTTCTATCGTATGTCGGTACAAACTATCATCCAATTTTTAAAAGCCTTTAAATCGCACGTAAATCGCTCTCAGGCGATAATCGAAAAATACGGGAATGTAAAACAATTAGAAGTCCATTCTAAAGATTTTTCAATTGAACAGTTGTCGGATTTTGAAAGGAATGCTTTCAATGAATTCAAACAAACAAAAAGATTGCCTATTGGGTTACCATGTTTGCCAGTGGTTAAGTATCTGATAAGCAAAAACAAAGTGCGGGCAGAGACTTATTTAAGATATGTTTCAGAAGCTACAATAGCTGTAGAAAACGAAACACAAAAGCTGATAATGGCGAACAACACTACAAAAGAAGCTGTAATTGTGTACAATGCTTGCAGGAAATTATTAACTGATTATTACACACTAAAAACTAAATGAGATGAAAAGCGAGAAAGATATTTTACTTGAAAAGATGAATAAAGCGTTACAAAAAAGAGACTATGTAAAAGTAACTCAAATAAAAACGCAACTTGACAACTTGAATAAATATGAATTGATACCGGTTAAGGATTTGTTCGGGAACATGACTAAGGAACAGAAAGAAAAAGCGGTGTATGTTTGTAAAAAAATACCTCTTTTCGCTGATTTGCTTTCTCAGGCTGCAATTGAGCTTACTAACATAATACAGCAAGTAGATTCATCTTCTAATTTGGTATTAATGAAAGACTTATCAAAAGCTCGCTTTTACGCGGAAAGAGTAGTTAAAATTGTAGATGATTTGAATGATGATGAATTTTCAGAATCATTTGGGGAATTTGCAGATAGAGTAAATTTAGAAATAGATAATTTATTTGAAAAATATGCCAATAAGTGAAGTATTCAATAAAGTAGATTTTGAAGTTTTAAAGCCGATTTTACTTGATACAATAAAAGATAAATTATCATACTATAAAAAAATTCTTGAATCAATATAAAATATTTTTACATGTCACGATTAAACACAGAACGACAAAATAAGCTCGAACCTATCAGAATGCGAACAGCAATAAATGAAATACAGAGATTAGGGCTAACAATCATTAATTGCACTGATAAAATGATAGAGTTCGAGTACAAGGGACACAGCATAAAATATTTCCCTTATTCAGAATGGGCAACTGGAAAGACTATTAAAGACGGTAGAGGGTTAAACAATCTAATTAAGCAATTGAAACAATGAACTTATTTGCAGAAGAAATAGAGCAAACGGCAATAGAGAGAATACAGAAGTTCTCAAAAATAGCTAAAGCTATGAACTTTGAAATTGCGTTGGGTATGTCAGGAGGGAAAGACAGTCAGGTATGCTATGACCTCTGCAAACGAAGCGGGATTGAATTCAAATCTTACTTCAATCACTCTTTTGAAAGCAATATCACTTTAAAGTTTATCAAAGAAAATTATCCAGATGTGACAAAGCGTAGAGACTATAAATACGGATTTATTGAAAATATTTGGCGGAATCATGGGGGACTATTACCGACCGTTCAATCAGCATATTGTTGTACAGACTACAAACACAACAGAAAATATGTAGATGAATGTTCAATTGTCGGAGTTAGAAAATATGAAAGTTTTAAAAGGAAAGAACGAACAGCATTTGAAATAAGAAACAAAACGCTACTAAAAAAGAATAAGAACCTTATAGATGATTATTTTGAGGAACATTGCCAATCAGTAGGAACTGCGGGCATTATACAACTAAAACCAATAATAGATTGGGCAGATAGCGACGTCTGGGATTATATCCATAAATATAATCTTCCAATTAATACAGAGTATGAGTGGCGTGAAAGAGTCGGATGTATAGTATGTCCAAAAGCAAACCTAAATAGCAACTATATCGGACTGATGAGATATCCTAAACTTGTTGATTGTTTTATATATGCAAGAGAAAAAGCAAAACAAAATGGGGCTAAAATAGACTGGATAATCACCTCTGATAATAAGGACTATTCAAATGACAAAGTATATTATATATGTCGCTGGTTGAATCATTCTTTTATGCCGTTTACTGCAAAACAAGAAAAATTATACCTGAAATTCAGAGGAAAATACAATTTAATACACAATAAAAACAATAACTTATGAAGATTAAAATAGATATAAAATCAGTTTTTGGTAATGTGCTATTTTCTTTCGAGAAAGAGAATAACACAATTAAAGATACATTAGTAGAAGCTAATTTGAAAGACGCGGATTTGGGAAACGCTAGTTTGGAAGGAGCTGATTTGGAAGGCGCTGATTATTCAGAATATACATCTTTCTTGGCATATCAGTGCCCAATAGAAGGAAGTTTTATAGGGTGGAAAAAATGCGGGAGATATATTGTAAAACTAAAAATATGTGAAGACGCAGATAGAAGTTCCTCAACGTCTCTAAAATGTAGATGCTCAAAAGCGGAGGTATTGGAAATACAAAATTTAGACGGGAGTAGAGCAGGTATAACCGAAATATGTTCCGATTATAATAAAGACTTTATATACAAAGTGGGTGAAACAGTTGAAGTAAAAGACTTTGATAAATGCCGATGGAATGAATGTTCAAATGGGATACATTTTTTTATAGATAGGAATGTGGCTGTAGCTTATATAAAATGACTATGAAGAATTTTTTAGGTGGAATTAAAAAAGCAGAATTAAAAATTATCGTTGCTGGGGAATCCGGCAATCCTGAAGAATTGATTAAGTCTGCAATATCTGTTACACAATTTTTAGAGGCAAAAGGATTTGATGCTGTAATAAAATTCTCTTATAAACAAACTGAAGACTGGATTAACGAACATAAATTGGGATATGTAACTATAAATTTTGAGAAATATGAATAGAATGAAAATTACTTTCGGGATAATGTCTAATAAATATCAAATAGAAGCATACAATAAGCTTGATGCTTATGCTGCTATGGCGATATTCTTTAAACGAGATTTACCATATGTACTTTTATTTGAGCCTTATGAGATAATAAAAGATAATTGGTTCCCTGATGAAAAAAAATTCCTTGAGCTATTTGGAGAAAAAGTAAGTTTAAACGAATATCTAAATGCACATCATGATAAAGTAAAAGAAGCATATTTAACTATAAAAGAGATATGAATTATGGGAACAAAAGAAAATAAGTCACCTTGGATTAGAGTTAGTGAACAACTCCCTCCAGAAGGAGAAGAAGTTTTAGTAAGACTCAAAAATTATAATTATAGCCCAAGGATAATGTTTTACAGAAAGAAATATAATATATGGGTAGAAGAATGTGATGTTTATTTTGATTGTTATGTAAATGAAGATGATTTATGGATGCCGATTCCTACATTTGATGATATACTGAATAGTAACAAAGATGTTCTAAAAAGACTTAAAGAGAAGTGAAAAAGAAAGAAATTCCTAAATCGTGCGACTGTAGAAACTGTATGAATGCTGGAGAATTAAAAGACTTCATGGTGTTTTGCAGTGTCTTAAATATATACCGTTCTGTAGGAATTAGACCGTATTGTGCAAAATTTAAAAATAAATAGACATGGCAGAAATAGAAAATGTAGTCATAATAGATAGATTTGATTATGACGAACTGGTAGAAAAAGCAAGGATGACAGATGAAGAAATTAAAAAAGAAGCTGAACGCATTTTTATGCAAGAAAATGGAGTCCTTGTAAGAATTGAGTTTAACGAATATCACAATTCAAAAAACTTCACAGCTCCTATTGGATTTATCAGAGGCGGAGAAAAAGAAGATATTTATAATGCATTAAATGATATTGAACCAAAAATAAAAAACTGGATGGACGAAAATTTTAGACTATACACAAAAAGATTAAGGGATAAAAATATTACTGAGAAGAATTGCATCGGACTAAGTAAACGGGTGATTAATTTAGAAGAAAGGCTCAAACTTTTAAAGATTAAATATACATACTTATTATCTTATGCTGTAATAATATCTATGATAACTATTTTCTTATTATGTGGAATTTAAAAATAAATTGTATGGGAAAGTATATTAGACTACATTATTATTTTTATAATTACAGATGTTCAAAAAAGGAACTTTGCTCTATATTAATATACACAGATAGTATAAAACTTGTATCAAGTTATTCCCATTATTGAACTTGAAGTATTGTAACGATGAATAATGGCGAGTCGATAAATGTAGTAGAGACGATAGAAGAAATTAAAAATATGTTGGATATTAAAATATAAGAAAATGATACAGACAAGAGTAAATCGCGCTGATATTTCTTGGGAAGAATTCCCTATTTTAGCGTTTAATCCAGATTTAAATGTTATTATTATAGCCTTAGATATAGTGAAAAATGGGATAAAAGCGAGTTCACTCCTTTTTTAGGAGAAATGACATTAAAAAATGATTTATAATGAAAAAGGTATTTTATTTCTTCTTCTTAGGGCGCAAACATAGATTATTCGCTAAAAATAGATATATTGCTAATCAGGCAAGAGCTATGTATTGCATTAAAGAATTCTCGGAGTATGAAAATATAACTGAGAAAGAATATTTTTCAGGAGATAAAACGTTAACCAACCTTTTCAAGACAGAAGAAAGATTTAAAAAATACAGGAAGAAAAATTATTTTGAAATATTATGTAGTTATAACACGATAGAGCAATTATGAAAAAGATACTCGGAGCGCACAACGCAAACACATATCTGGAACCACGCAAATGGTGGATGAAGCTGATTAACTTTACGTCAAAATGCCAGAAGTTGACAATATATGAACAGTTCAAACATGGAGTAAGATACTTTGACTTCAGAATAAGATATGACAAAAAATTTGGTATGTTTATAAATTGTCATGGATTGGTAGAATATTATGAATCGCTATGGATTACTGTTTATAATTTAACTTATCTTGCAGAAAAAATAGCACCAGAACCAATTTATATTAGGTTTGTGTATGATGATACATTTAATAATCATATAAATGATTACAATTTTCCCGATTTATTTATAAAACAGATATTACCTATTTTCGGTCATGACAACAATGTTATTTGGCAACTTATAAAAAAATCTTCGTGGAAACGTATAGATTCAGACAATAGACCTCAACCTGCAATAGTGGACTGTTTTAAAAACTACAGAGGCTACAAATGGATTCCTTTCCCGCAAAGATATATATCTAAACATAAAGAACATTATCAAGAAATCATAGATAATACAAGGGTTGAAAAAAATACAGTATTCCTATGTGACAGAGTAGATTTATTCAAAATAAAATAATATGGCAACAAGTAAAAGAACATGGCAAAGATTCGAGGCAGCAGTAGCAGCCATTTTTGGGACTAAAAGAGTCCCCCTTTCAGGTAGCAATTCAGGGCATAATACTCACTCCGATTCTATGCACCCTGATATTTACATAGAATGCAAACTACGTGAATCGTTTTCGATATGGAGATTATTTGATGATACTTCTAAAAAAGCTAAGAAAGAGGGGAAAATACCTCTTGTAGCTATAAAGGAAAAAAACAAAAAGGGATGTTTATTTATTATAAGTCCTGATAACTTAAAAGAGTTAGCGGATTTATACAACTCGGATAAACAAGAAAATGAACGAGAAATATACGTTGAATTATAAAATTTAATATATTTGTGTATGGAAATGATTGTTATTGAAATAGATTTGAGCCAAATCCCCTCGGATAAAATAAAAAATTTCCTGCGGAAAAATGGGAATGAAGCCAATGTTGTTAAGCTATGTGCATGTAAACGTAAACAGCCAGACCCTTACGGAAGTGACATTACAGTTTACATAAATCAAAATGCAGAAGAAAGATTGTCAAATCAACCTAAAATATTCTGCGGTAAAGGAGTTGAAATAAAAACAAATAAAACAGAGACACAACAAAACAATAATAGTCGAAATAATAATAATGATGATTGTCCTTTTTAAAATATAAATCATGGAAACAGAGGAAATTCTAAATATTATACAAGCGTCATTAAAAATATGCGCTGAGAATATTAAAGCCCGTCACTGGACTATGGTAGGGCACGACTTTATGACTTATCATCCGTATTTTGACGAAATAAACGAAAAACTAATAGATTTTGTAGATGAAATTGCGGAAAGCACTGTAGTAACCGGAGGGATACCGCCCTATAATTTTGAACAATATTTAAAATTTTCCTTTATAGAGCCTATTAAATTTATTCCTTCTCTTGAAATGATGCTAAAGGATACTATATCAGAATTGCAAAAGATATATGATTATATAAATGATAACTTCAACCAATTTGACGATACAACGGCAGATTTAATGGTTAAAATAACAAGAAAAATAAGAGACAAATACCTATTCTTTTTAATACAATCTGACAAGCTTAGTTTTAGTTAAACATTATTATTCATTATTTTTAATACGTATTTATCCCGTTTGTTTGTGAAAATAGACGGGATTTTTTATATTTGTACATATCATTAAGTACAGCATTTCGGAAAACAGAAAAATTGGCAAATGAGGCTCCCCAAATTGTGAAATTCGGGGAGTTTTTATATATTTGCATAGTGTTTAATATTCGTATGTATCTACAACGGTTTGTGAAAATAGTTGTCACCACTTAATTTTTTTCATATTAAATGATAATGTAGAAAAGGCTACAACGAAAGTTGCAGCCTTTTTTTTAATAGCATGAGAATATTTCTATCCTCTATACTACCAACACACTAAAATGTTAGAAAATTCCATTGTGCACCAAAACCGAGATATGGAGAAAATTTATTACAAGAAATGGCGTAACCATATCCTGCCTGCAATCCTAAGCTGAAGTGGCTTTTCTTTTTTTTAATATGCGTTTCAGTTTTTGTTATGGTTAAATACTTGACTGGAGAATAAACCTCTATCTTTTTAGCCTCTACCTTATATCCGGTCATACATATTGAATATGTAGAATCTTCAAAACAGTATTCAGATATCGGTATTTCTACTTCTGCCGGCTTAGAAAGTTCAGGAACATACAACGTGTCCCTGATAGTCTCCTTTATTTTGATGTATTTTGGAATCAAAAGCGTGTCAATGATAGTATCTACCCTCGTTATCACGAAAGTGTCTGTATGAGCCTCTATTTGGGGTGTATTGGCATGTTTGCCTATGACATAGCCACAAGCAAAGGACAGAAAGAGCGAGAGAACCAATAACACCCCAAATTTCCTCATTTCTTAAAATATAATTCAGATTCTGCCTTCCTTCTCCTTACAAGTCCTGAAAGCACTTCTTTCCCCGCATATATCCATTTCTTGAACTCATTAGCGATAGTAGGGTCATTCGGATTTAATTTCACTTTACGCAAAAGTGTAGAATCCGAAAAGTTCTTCACCCCGACATTATAAGTAAAAGAGACTAATGCGTCAAACTGGTTTTGTGTCAATTCCACATCCATAGTTGAGCCGGATACTATATCTACAGCATTAGAAATATCATCTAAAAGAAATTCCGTTGCTTTAGCCTCTGTTATTACATCGCCTTCTTTTACATTATATGTATGCCCATACCCGATAGTCCATACTCCGGCTGGACACTTATATGCAACCAGTCTTAACCCCTCAAATTCCTTTATAAGGTTAAGCCCCTTTGCTCCTATTTGATTCAGATGCTTCATGTGTTTCAAATTCTTTAAAATATGGTATTTTCTTTACTATCTCAAAGCTTACTATATAATGTATAAAAGATATTGCCCTATTATTCGGAAGCAATGATTTTATGTTAGTCAGTATGTTCAATGAATAAAAATACGTGACGATTGCTACAATTGCCGATATGCACTGTAACGCCATTTCTTTGTTATGGAATTTATCACCTATAAAATAAACGCTCCCTACTAAAAGATAAAACACTAACATCTCACATAAGCAGAAGTAAAACTTTTTGCATTTAAACGTTTTCTGTTTTACAATGATATCTTCTATCAATCCTATTATAAAGTTTATCAAGAATATATAAGCGATAATTATAACATAATCATATATAGGGGCTATGTAGCTTATTACTACAGCAAATAAACTCCCTAAAAATCCCTGAAATCCTCCCGCCTGATTCTCCATAATATTATTTCATTAAAAATACAATCACATTAAATATAACATTATAAGGTCGTGATATACTATCTGCAAAAATTGTAACAGAATTAGCCCCATAATTATATTGAACTTTAGGAAATATTTGGGTATTATTATCATTTAAATTATATGCGCTTACTATTACTGATTGTATTTTTGCTCCAGTAAAATTTAAAGACATTTGTGGATTATTTGAGTTTACAAATGTCCCGCCATTAGGAATATTTGGCGTTTCAAATAATGTTTTATTATTTATCGCATTATCAGTTTCCTTTAATTGGGATGAATTTGCGTATATTGCATATTTGCCTAAGAAATAAGGAGTCAGGTTAAGTTTAATATCAGTAACGGCACGTGCAGCAATTTTCGTGGAGTTTATACTATAATCTATAATTTTTTCATTTGATACTGAACCGGATTGTAGTGCGTCATTAGATATTGAGCCTAATCCAATGTTCCGTTCTGTTACTTGATAATCCCCTATTTTAGCCGAGGTGACGGCTCCGTCAGCTATATCTGGAGTCGAAATAGTGCCGTCAGCTATCTTTTCGGAGGTGACGGCTCCGTCAGCTATCTTTAGGGTTCCTACAGCCCCATTTGCTATGTCTGATAAACCTATACTTGACGGTAATACCAGATTCGCCCGCCAATCATATGTGTGATAGAATGAATACCCGTCCATACCTACAGCCCATGTTAAGTCGATTGTAGCCACTTCGGATATTCCTGTAGGTTGAGTATTGCTAAATAATGCTCTTTTTATAGCTGTATATTCTTGCCCTGTTTCTGACGAACGTTGTTCTACATCGCTTAACCATACATATACAGTCGCTCTATTTTGTTCTGTAACAGTAAATGTTTTATTGCAGGTCGCAATTATTATAGTCCCTGTAGCTAATGACGGTAGAGATGAAGAGGTTTTAAATATAAGCTGGGTAGTCCCAGAAGTAAAAGTAGCCGAATCCATCTCATTAGACATACTAATATCAATGAATTTGTAATTACTTGCCCCTAAAAATATCCCTAATGCGCTTTGCCAGTTATCAAATGCGCTTACTAAGTCATTTATATAAACAAGATTGCCATCATCGTTTATATATGATAATATTGTGTCTTTGAGCATATTGTACTGATTTTAGTTTATATTTTATCCCCCATATTATTAATGAATCTACAGTTTGGGTAAATTCTGAAAATGTATCTTTATTTTCTTCTAAATAAGACGGGTAATTTATAATTACTCCTGTTGTCAAAGATGAAGTATATAAATATGACTTTCCCCCAGTCGTATAGTCTTTATCGCTCCAATATACTTTTTCGCCAGCTTCATAATCTGAAGGATATAGATATACTTTATTTGAAGTGATACTTATAGCCTCTATATGCCTCCCGTCAGGGTCGTATAGGTCATTAAGAATATCTATTACTTGTTGCTTCCCATATTGGCAGGCAGCGATTTTATATGCCCGTTGCCTTTTTGTATTATATTCGTTCCATAGTAAGATAAAAGGATATAACAAACATAACAACAGCTTATAGAAGTTGTTCAACCTGTATTCATTATTTACCATATAATTAGGTCTGTTTATCTGGTAAATAAGTTTAGGTATATTTATTTCTCTAAACGGGAACATAGCTAATATTTAAATCCTCCGCAAAATTAAAATATCCTGATACTAATTTTATCCTTCCATTTTCCGCATTATATGTCAGTGAACCATTTGTAGAAACAACGTCAGGGATATATGCTGCTTCAACACCTGATACTGAGAGGAGAGCGGGGCGACTGAATTTCAATTCTATAAAGTAAGATTAGAACTTCTTGGAAGGATTTTTCTAAATCGTTTATGAACAATGGAGCGCCTAACACTATATTATGTTGTATAGTCGTTTTCATGGATTCTATATCATTTTTCACCTGTGCAAGAGAATTGCCGGCACTGTAATACACTGTCATGCCTTCAGGGAATGTTAATATATTCGGTTCTCGGCTCTGTATAAATAGATTGAATCCCAATGGTATAAAATTTTCGTAGTAATCTTTGAATGCCGTAAGCTGGGCTGCACTCAAAGGAGTTAGATTGCCTGTATTGTCGGTAGTAGCTACATTTAATATTATACCTTCTTCAGACGTCGATACTGTAGCCTGCTTTATAATCCTGTTATTCTCATTTATAGGATTATACCCCATTTCTTTAGTATCATTATCCAAAATTACCAGATTATCCCCATATTGGAAATATAAAGCCTTATCCAGATAATAATCTTTACGTGTTACTCTTAAACTCCGAGCTGTATTGGCTATATTATCTTCTGAAAATAGTATCTCATTGGCTGCTATATAGTAGAAAGAGCGTCTACAAGACGCATCCATATAGCAGAAGCAGAAGTGTTTACGTTCTGGAATAAAGACTGTATAGCTATTATTATTTGTTGTCTTAAATCTTCCATAATTACTCCGTTCTTAATCTATATAACTCTGCATCTATAAAAAACCAAACTTGGCTTGCTGACGGATTGTTATTTGATGCAAAAGCCGTAATAGTATAAACTATCCTATCGTTTATATTTGCACCGAAATCGGAAGGCTCAAATGCCAAATCTGTCATTAACGGGGGAATACTGTTATCCGTCACAACTTGTACTTTTGTAGTATTGTATGGTAATACTACTTTACATGTATGGTTATTGTCTATCAAAAAATCTGAAGCCCTTAAATTAATTACGGCCGTAGGATTCGAATAAACTCCTAATATATAATCGCCTGGCTTTGGATAGGCGAAAACATTACCGGTTTGATATTTAAATGAGCCTGTCGGTATACTATTTTTAATAGTATCTACATTATAACTCGTCAATCTGAAAATATAGGTACCTTTTGACGAATTATATGTAATAACTCTTAATGTAATAGTGTTATTAGACACATCGACAAAACTAACTGTATTTGTCAAGTTGGACGTTGTTGTCATTACAAATATTCTGTAATCGTTTAATGCTGCTAAACCTGAACGACTATATACAATATTAGCCGAGCTTACTTTAGATACAAAATCAGTCCATCCAGAAGAGACAGAATTAATTACATTAGATATAGCTGCTGAAGAAGAACCATTATTAAGATTTATAAATGAGTTAGGCATTTTCAACATAGTAGGTCTACCGCCGAATTTTGTTTCTCCCCACTCATTTATAGCATTCACAGTCGTAAATGCAGAGGCGGAGACTTGTATAGGCTCATTCCCATTTAAATCGCTCTCTGTATATTCTGATAATGATGTTATGTCTACATATTGTACTGCCATATATTTAAGATTTAAATACTCCTAATACTTCTTTCCCGTTCATGCTATATACCGCCCTTATATCTCCCATACCCGTAGAATGATAATAAGCTACTTTGCAATTTTCGCTTTTTTGAACCAAATATAAAGTATCTTGTTTATCTCCTACAGTAGTTTGGAATATTACTTCTTGGTCTCTTTGCTCAAATGTAGCATTTATATCTGAAGTAATCTCTACTCTTTGAGATTTTTTTTCAGGGTCATAGGCTACATAAAAATATCCTATACCGTCAGACCACTTTTTTTGTTTTCTAATTATAGCCATATATACAAAACTTTAAATTGCCCCCCCCCATGAATTAACATATTTTTGCACACATGAGAGGGACAAACATAATATTAAGATACAGTAAATGTCGTGTTGGTTGTAACTTGTACATAGACTACCGAACCTTTTTGTGGAACTGTAATCTCTGCTGGGGAAACTTCCAATCTTGCAGCTCCTGCACTCTGTGTAATCGTTAATGTCTGTTTTACAGATTCGGATAAACCTTGGATAGTAAATACCTGTGTTCTTGAATCTACAGTATCATTCAACACATAATTAATCTCTATTGAGAATTCGTACTGGTGGTCAGCCCCTGGGTCTCCGGAGATTGCAACACCATTAGTTGCAGTTATACTCCCGTCTGCTGTAAATTGTTTGTCTCCTAAGTCTTCTTCAACAATATCACCACCCTCTACACCGAACTCTAACTTAGGGCTGTTAGATACTCCTGTTATTGTAACTTTACCAGCTGTGGCAGGAACTGTTACTCCTGTACCTGCTTGTTCTAAAATAATAAACTCTGGTGCAGCAGCTAAATTTGCTGTTATCGTTTTATTCGGTGAAACACCTGGCGCTATAATAGTAAAAACTGATTTTACTATTTCACGGTTACCTACATTTGCCGATTTTGCTTTTAGGGTTAATTGGGTATCCCCACTACCTGATGACGGGTCTAATATTACATGCCCTTTTGATATTGCCATAATTATAAAATATTAAAAGTTGAGTTTGTATATATATTTACATATTGATTGTACCCATTTTGACTAACCGTAGTAAATGACGGTTGCACTTTCAAATAATATCCGCCTTCTATCGAATCTAATATCTGTTCCAATTGCCTTTCAAATTCTTCATCCGATAAAAGATTTGAATTATACGGGAATTCAGATGCTCTTATCAATGTGGCATTGTTTGAAGTTTGAAGCCCTTCTACATCCAAATCTTGACCTACTGTCAGTTGTGGAGTATAAGACAACAGCCCGTTTAAGGATAATATTTCGTCTATCTGCGAATAATCTCCGCAAACGTTCAACAAAACATCAAAAATCGTATCTCCATATTTAACTTTGTATGCCATATTGCCTGTATTCTGAATTATATACTACTTGCAACTCATATTCATATACTCCAGATTCCTCCGTCTCTTGTACGGAAATTTCTGCTATACGCCCACCGTCATTTAATATTTGATTCTCGGCTCGTGTAGCTAATTCTGTAGCTTCGTTCTGATTCACGTTTATAGCGACTTCCTGAAACCCTACTCCGATACTTGGATTATCTATGCTGGCTACGCTTTTCATGAAGATTAATGTTCCATTCTGTACGCTACATGAATCTATAATAACCATATCCGTATCAAATACGATATCATTATTTTCTATATCAAATTTAAAATCTTGCATATAACAGAAATTTCACCCCTAATATAATAATTAAAAATTTAATGTGTAAACGTTTCGTCCTGAAAATCTTCCTGATTGAAATCTTTTGCCTTTGAACTCGGTGCGGGGACTCCTACATTAGAAGCTGTACCTGCTCCTGAACCAGTGGTTGTATTAACCTTAACAGACGTAGTTATCGATGGTATGGTATGAGTATGGCTATTGAATGCTTTTACAAAATCGTTCAACTTCGCTTCCAACTTCTCGATATATATCATGGGACTATCCCCGCCATTTACCTTGACTATTTTGCCCTGCATCTCTATTGAAGTTTCTCCTACTTTTATATCTAATTTCGCGTTGTCAGTCGTATTTGTATATGTTATACCGTCCTTATCCATTGTAAGGAGCTGCTTTTGGCTATCTTCTAACATCTCAAACTGTACAGATACTGACTGCACTTTAGAGAACTTTATAGGGAAAG